GCAAAAGCATTAGATGAATATCAAAGAATATGTTCTTGGGACGGCGAGAAAACAGGATCAACATGGTTAAGTAGTTATTCTACTATTCGTTTTAATAGATATCAGGTAGGAACTATGATGAGAAAACATTACGATCATATACACGATATATTTGATGGTAAGAAAAAAGGTGTTCCTCTAGTATCTATTGTGGGTAATTTAAATGAAGATTACGAAGGCTCAGAATTTACTTGTAGGGATACTACAATTAAACTAAAGACAGGAGATATATTGATGTTTCCGTCTAATTTTATGTATCCTCACGAAGTAACAGAATGTACAAAAGGCATTAGATATTCATTTGTTAGTTGGGCGTATTAGATATATTATAAATATAAGAGTAATTTAAATGTTTAAATATATAGAGAGATTGACCAATGGCAACCATACAAAATATTACTATTGACCAAGACGCTGATTTTACACAAACCTTGACTGTTAAAGATTCAACAGGAACGGTTGTGGATTTAACAGGTCAAACTATAACAAGTAAGGTGAGAAAAACCCACCTATCAACTACTGCATACTCTTTCACAACTGCTATTGTTAGTGCAACAGATGGTACTTGTTCTATCACTATGACAGATACGGTATCAAATACTTTAACTGAAGGTCGGTATGTTTGGGATTTAACAACAACTACTAGTGCCGGATTAATCACTAGAAGAATTGAAGGAAGAGTTACGGTAACACCTAGCGTAACTAGATAAGTTATGTCAACTAAAGATTACCTTAACAGTAAATGGCCTGATTTAGTTGCTCAACCAACTATTCAAAGAGTTGTTGAAAAGGTTAATGAGGTTAACGAAATTGACGAAGATATTGAAAAACAAATAAGACAATTACAAGAGCAAAAATTTCAACAAGGAATTAAAAACGTACTTCCAAAAGAGGTTGATGTTTTAGGACACAAGTTAGATAGTTTTTTATCTACTGTACAAGTTGAAAAAGAACAACTGGAAGAAAAAGTTAAGAAAGAAGAAATAAAGATTGATGCTTTAGAAGAATTTTTTACTACTTTAAAAAAGGAAAAGAAAACTCCTGTTGAAGAAAAGAAAGTAGAACCTAAAGTTAAGATTAAAAAAGAGCCTAAGAAAGATGAAGCCATTGCAATCAAGACACAAGAAGTTCAAGCAGCTTCAAGTCTTTTAGAATATTTACTACCTAAAAAAGTAAAAGAATATGACGATAGTATTATAGATAAAGTATCCAAGCAAATTTCAGAAATGAAAGTTGCTAATAATTTAGAAAAAGATAAAATATCTAAACTTAGGTCTATTGATACTTTAGAAAAACTTACAGAAGAATTTTTAAGATTTAAAAATATAACTTCTGTTCAACTATCTACTCTTGGTGGTGGTGGTTCAACTAACATACTGGACAATGATGATGTTGATCTTTCATCTATTGGTAATGGTAAGATATTAGAATACAACTCGACTACTAAAAAAATGCAGTTTGTCACAAGTGGCGATTCTGTTAATAACTTAGAAGTTTTAGGATCAATTACATTTGAGGGTTCAACTGCTGACGATTTTGAAACCACTTTTAATGTTGTTGACCCAACAGCAGATAGAACAATAACTTTACCCAATGTTTCGGGTACTATACCTGTTTTAGCAGCTGTAAGTGCAACGCAGATAACTGCTACGCCAGAAGAACTAAATTATGTAGATGGAGTGACAGGTAATATACAGACAGCTTTAGATACAAAGGCAACAAAAGCATTTGCAATTGCACAAGCGGTTGCATTAGGATAACTAAATAGTATTATAAGGAAAAATTATGGCAACACCAACAACAAAAGCTACATTAAAAGAATACTGCTTAAGAGCATTAGGTAAACCTGTAATCGATATAAATGTTGATGACGAACAGGTAGATGATAGAATAGATGAAGCGGTACAATACTTTTGTCAATATCATACAGATGGTGTTGAAAGAATGTATTTAAAATATGAAGTGACGGCAGCTGATGTCACTCGTATGACAACAGATTCATCTGAGTCTGTTACATCCGATTCAGTTACTACTGCATGGAAACAAGGTAATAATTTTCTTGTAGTTCCTTCAACAGTAATTTCTGTTGTTAATATATTCCCTTTATCTGACAGAGCAAACTTAAATATGTTTGATGTTAGATATCAATTAAGATTAAATGATTTATATGATTTTTCATCTACTAGTATTGTTCATTATCAAATGACAATGCAACACTTAGATTTTTTAGATCATGTATTGGTTGGAGAAAAACCAATAAGATTTAATCATCTATCAAACAAATTATACATTGACCAAGATTGGACAAATGATATTACAGCAGGAGAATTTTTAATTATGGAAGTTTATCGTAGATTGGATCCTGCAACCTACACAGATATGTTTGATGATATAATGTTAAAAAGATATACTACAACATTAATTAAAAGACAATGGGGACAAAATTTATCCAAGTTTAATGGCACAGCAATGTTGGGTGGAGTAACACTTAATGGACCTGAATTATTTTCAACGGCAACAGCAGAACAACAAAAACTTGAAGAAGAAATTAGATCAACTTATGAAGAACCTGCACATATGCAACAAGGATAAGAATTAAATGCCAACTAATGTTTATTTCAACACTGGCACTACATCTGAGCAAAGACTATATGAAGATTTAATAATTGAACAGCTTAAGATATATGGCCAAGATGTTTATTACCTACCGAGAAAGATAGCAAATAAAGATACTATCTTCGGAGAGGATCCTGCTTCAACTTTTGATGACTCTTACATTATAGAAATGTATGTTGACAATACTGATGGATACATGGGTGAGCAAGAGATAATCAAAAAGTTTGGTTTAGAATTAAGAGATGATATTAAGTTTACCGTTTCTAAATTGAGATGGGAAACTTTGGTCTCAAACAATACTGATCTACAAGAATCCTCAAGACCTAATGAGGGTGATATAGTTTATTTCCCTACTACAAAAGCATTTTTTGAAATACAGTTTGTTGAACATGAACAACCTTTTTATCAACAAAGTGCTTTACCTGTTTATAAATTATCATGTACTAAATGGGAGTACAGTTCTGAAACAGTATCTACTGGTGTTACAGAAATTGATACTAGCACAACTGATATATCTACTGATACTATGGCATTCCAATTCTCTTTAGAGAACGAAACAGGAGCAGTTGTAATAGAAAGTAGTATTGGTGCTATTGACTATCTTATCAATGAAAGCTTTACTATGGCAACACAACAACCTGTAGATCAAGGAAAAGCATTTGAAACAGCTGCAGGCACAAACACATCATCTACAACAGATGATATATTAGATTTCAGCGAAAGAAATCCATTTGGAGAGGTTGACGAATACTAATGTTTGGACAACATTTTTATCATAAACAAATTAGAAATAGCGTAATAGCATTTGGTACGATATTTAATAATATCAGTATCAAACGTTTGGATTCTAGCGGGAATCCTTTACAGACTATTAAAATACCATTGTCTTATTCTCCTAAAGAAAAATTCATTGCAAGACTAGAACAACAAGCAAGCTTAACTGGATCAGATTCAAAAGTGGCGATTACTCTACCTCGTATGGCCTTTGATGTTGTTGGATATAGTTATGATCCTTCTCGTAAGTTAAATAAAAATCAAAAGATTACTGCGGTTACAACAAATGCTGATACAACAAAATTAAACTCTCAATACTCTCCTGTTCCTTATGATATCAGCTTTGAGTTAAATGTTTTTACTTCTAATTCGGATGATGGTTTACAAATTATAGAACAAATACTTCCATACTTTCAACCTGATTATACAGTAACTATGATTGAAAATTCTACAATGGATATAAAAAGAGATATACCATTTATATTAGAAAATGTTGATTACGAAGATACTTATGCTGGTTCATTAACATCAACAAGAAGAATAACTTACACATTAAAATTTACAGCAAAAATATATTTGTATGGACCGATTAGTACATCTGCTATAATCAAAAAAGCTTCTGCTGATCTATATGAAACTACAGCTGATGAAAGTCCATTTCGTAGTGAAAGAGTTACGGTTACACTAAACCCAACGAGTGCTGATAAAGATGACAGTTATACCTATACAACTACTTTAGATTTTTTTGATGACGCAAAAAACTATGATGAGGAAACTGGTAACGATACATAATAAGAAAAGGTTTTAAAATGAGTAATATTGATGACAAGTTAAATGAAGTACTAAACATCGCCGAAGAAGTACTAGAGAAAAAAGAAGATAAAAATCCTTTAGAAATTGTTAATGAGAAATCTGTCACACCAGAAAACGCTGATGTAGATACAGACTTTGATGCTGGTAGAGGAGAATTATATAATCTACTAGAAAAAGGTAGCACAGCAATAGATGGCATACTTGCATTAGCAAAAGAAGGAGAACATCCTCGTGCATATGAAGTAGCAGGCCAATTAATCAAAACGCAAAGTGAGATAGCACAAAATCTATTAGACTTGCAAGATAAATTAAAAAAACTTAAAGATGTAAAAGGCGATAGTCCTAAAAGTGTTACTAATGCCTTGTTTGTAGGATCAACAACCGAACTACAAAAGATGATAAAGAAAAATAAAGAAAAAAAATAATGACAACAATAGATCAATACTTAGGAAACCCTAATCTAAAAAAGGCTCATACTAAATCACGATTTACTCCTAAACAAGTAGAAGAAGTGATGAAGTGTCTTGAGGATCCTAAATATTTCATAGAACAATATTTAAAAATTGTTACAATTGATAAAGGTCTTGTACCTTTTCAAATGTATGATTTTCAGCGGAAGATGGTAGATACTTTTCACGATAATAGATTTACAATTTGTAAATTACCTAGACAAAGTGGAAAGTCAACTATCATTGTATCCTACCTCTTACATTACGTTTTGTTTAACGAAAATGTAAACGTTGCAATACTAGCCAATAAATCTTCTACGGCAAGAGATTTATTAGGACGTTTGCAACTAGCTTACGAGCATTTGCCAAAATGGATGCAACAAGGCGTACTAAACTGGAACAAAGGATCACTTGAATTAGAAAACGGAAGTAGAATCGTTGCGGCTTCAACTTCATCAAGTGCTGTTCGGGGTAGTACGTTTAATATTATATTTTTAGACGAGTTTGCTTTCGTACCTACAAACATTGCTGAAGAATTTTTTAGTTCAGTTTATCCTACAATAACATCTGGAGAATCATCAAAGGTTATGATAGTATCTACACCTCACGGAATGAATATGTTTTATAAAATGTGGATGGATGCTGTTAATAAAAAAAGTTTGTTTGAACCTATTGAAGTACATTGGTCAGAAGTGCCAGGTAGAGATGAAAAATGGAAAGAATTAACAATAAGAAATACAAGTGAAACACAATTTCAAACTGAGTTTGAATGTGAATTTTTAGGTAGTGTTGATACACTTATTAATACACAGAAACTTAAAACAATGGCAGTCATTAATCCTAAAAAAAGTCCTCTAGGATTAGATGTATTTGAAATGCCAATCAAAGGTCGTACTTATGTTATGACTGTTGATGTTGCAAGAGGTGTTCAAAATGATTATTCTGCTTTTGTAGTTATAGATGCAACAAAGGCACCCTATAAGATTGTTGCAAAGTATAGAAACAATGAAATAAAACCTATTGTCTTTCCTAATATATTAAACAAAGTAGGCTCAATGTATAACAAAGCATATTGTCTAATAGAGATAAACGATTTAGGACAACAAGTGGCAGACGCAATGCAATTTGAACTTGAATACGATAATATGATGATGGTCACGCAGCGTGGTAGAGCAGGTCAAGTACTAGGTGGAGGCTTCAGCGGAAGAGGTAATCAACTTGGTATTAGAATGACAAAAGGTACAAAAAAAATTGGAACTTCAAATATGAAAAGTCTAATAGAATCTGATAAGTTAATCATTAATGATTTTGATATAATTTCAGAATTATCAACATTTATTGCCAAAGGAAAAACTTTTGAAGCTGAATCAGGTTCGCATGATGATTTAGTAATGTGTTTAGTTATCTTTTCTTGGCTGGCTAATCAAAGATATTTTAAAGAATTGACTAATGTTGATGTAAGAGGACAGATGTTTACAGATCAACAAAATGCAATAGAGGCAGATATGGCACCTTTTGGGTTCATAGATGACGGAATAAATGATCCTGAGGGTAAGGATAATGGGTACTTTGATGATGCAGGCGAGTTATGGCATCCAGTGACTTATCGTAAAGGGGAATAGTAGAGATACGATTAAATATAAATATCTACAAAGGGTTATAACTAATAAATTACAAACTTAATTAATTAAGGAGAACTAAATATGGCTTTTCAAGTATCACCAGGTGTTCTCGTTACTGAAAAGGATTTAACTAATATCGTACCAGCTGTTTCTACAAGCGCTGGAGGTGTTGTTGTTACTGCTTCAAAAGGACCAATCGGAGAAATTACTACAATTTCTTCTGAACAAGAATTAGTTGATACATTTGGGAAACCAAATGGATCTAATTTTGAATCTTGGTTTACAGCTGCAAACTTTTTAGGATACGGAAATAATCTAAAAGTAGTACGTCCGATAACAGGTTGTGTAAACGCTTGTGTATCTGGTACTGCTGTAATAATAAGAAATACTTCACATTACTTAACTAGCTACTCAGACGGATCAGGTTCAGTTGGATCTTGGGCTGCGAGAGAAGCGGGTACATTAGGAAATTCTTTAAAAGTTTCTATGTGTACAAATTCTACTGCTTTTGGACCTCATGCAATGAGTGGTAACCTTGTCGCTGACACTGCTGCGGCTATTGGCGATACAACTATTACTGTTGATGATGGCTCTCTAATGCAAGTTGGAGATATATTAGAGTTTGGAGACACTTCTGTTTATACAGCTGCGCCTTCAGGATACTATTATAAAATAACTGGTATTTCAACTCACGTTTTAACAATCGCAAGATTCAATGTTTCAACTGGTACTACAGAAACAGGCGGATTAAGACACGCTGTTGTTGATAATGCTGTAATAAGAAGACATTGGGAATACTACTTCAACTTTACTAATGCTCCAACTACTACAGATGACGTATCTAATGCTGGCGGTTCACTAGATGAACTTCACATTGTTGTGTTAGATGAAGATGGTGCTATTACAGGAACTACAGGAACAATTTTAGAAACATTTGAAGGTCTATCACAGGCTTCGGATGCTAAAACTTCTGAAGGTTCTAGTAATTACTATGTGGATGCAATCTATAATAAATCAGATTACATTTACTGGATGGATCACGAAACTACTCTTGCAAATGCTGGTTCAGCGAAAGCTGGTCAAACATTTGACCAAGCAGGCGCAAATGCGTTTACTGTATTTACTTCTTCACTTGCAAGTGGTACAGACGACTATACTATCACTAATGCTGAATACGCTACTGGATATGATTTATTTGCTGATACTGAATCAGTTGATTTATCATTACTAATGGGCGGACCTTCTCATACAAGTGCTGACGCAACTGGAGACACTAAAGCAACTGCTGTTATGGATATTGCAACAGCAAGAAAAGATTGTGTTGCTTTCGTATCACCTGCGAGAGCAGATGTGGTTGATCTTACAGATGCTATTCAACAAACAGCAAACGTTAAAAGCTTTGCTGAAGGTTTACCATCATCTAGTTATGCTGTAATTGATAGTGGTTACAAATATATGTACGACAAATACAATGACGTTTACAGATATGTTCCATTAAACGGAGATATTGCTGGTCTTTGTGCTAGAACTGATAATGTTGCTGACGCATGGTTTTCACCAGGCGGATTTAACAGAGGTCAAATTAGAGGTGCTGTTAAGTTAGCATTCAATCCAACCCAAATCCAAAGAGATGATCTATACAGATCAAGAGTAAATCCTGTTGTAGCATTTCCTGGACAAGGTACTGTATTGTTTGGTGATAAAACTGCTCAAACTAAACCTAGTGCTTTTGACAGAATAAATGTTAGAAGATTGTTTATCGTATTAGAAAAGACTATTTCTACAGCTTCTAAATTCCAAATGTTTGAATTCAATGATGAATTTACAAGAGCGAATTTTAGAAACTTAGTAGAACCTTTCCTAAGAGATGTACAAGGTCGTAGAGGTGTTACTGACTTTTCAGTAGTTTGTGACGACACAAATAATACTGGAGATGTAATCGATAGAAACGAATTTAGGGCTGACA